GGGGAATGACAATGATTCCTAAAACTTGGCAATAAATGCCATAAAATTATAGCTCAGATTGCCCACTGACGATACACAGTATATATACACATATCGATTTATTTTATCTTGATTTCAGACAAGATCTATCTGGTTGTTGTTGAGTAAAGGGATGGAAGTACTCAAAGACTTCCTGGAGACCACGGTTGCGTAGTTTGCGCATCATTTGGGGTGTACGTCATTATTGGTACAAAACGAAAATTGCCCATTCTAGTGTCTGGACCAGCTGCAATAAACAGAACAAACTGTCCCACGGCTCCTGAAGCTGGTGAGTTCTTACACGCAAAAATAGTATCTATTCTACCTTCTTGTAAAATCATATTATCATCTATACTACCAAATTTAGCTGCCATACGAGCACACTCAAATTTCTTATTTCCATAGTATGGTACAGTAACTTCTACTACTTGTCCGACTTCAGCACCCCAGATCGGTGCTGTTTCTGGTAAAAATGAATAGTATCTTGGTAATCGGAATCCAAGTGGATATTCTGCATTAGAAATTCCAAATGAGACACTAACATTACCACTTCGCGAATTCATATCAGAATCTCTACTAGTATTAACAACTTTATACCTAGTTGAGCCCGCAATAGTCGCAAACATCGGTCTATACCAGCCTAGCCATGTAAAATCACAGAGTGGATAATTATTTCCATTCGGATACCATTGGGTAGATTGATTAGGAAAAGGAATTGGTCCAAAATGATCAATATAAAAATTAGATACATAACTACTCCATTGTGTACCTAAACCTGCTGGTATACCTGGGATTACAGAGAATTTCTGAATTAATGCTCTAATCGACTTAACGTTCTCTCCCCACATTATTTTATCTGCGGGATATGGACCACTTGCGTCTACCAAATCAACCTTCTCTACGTCAGTTACTTCATCACCTAATGCTCCTTGTATAGTATACGTAGACCTAAACGGATTTATCTCTGGGGCAGCAGTGTCTGCGTACCCGATATCTAAACTCTTTGGAACACCAAATTGCATATTATCTCCAGCAGCAGCAAATATGTAGATAGAGGTATAAGCATTTTCCACAGCTGCGGTTAACGGGTTCATTACTCGTACATTGATCTGTCCGTTCGTACAAATATCATAAGGTATGATAGCTGGCACTGTATCTGTCAACACACGACTCTCCATTACTGGTCTTTCCTTGGCATATCCTACTGTTACTTCCCAGTCACATCCAGCTGTAATATCCAGAATTTGATTTTGAAGTGTATTTGTAATATCTCCTACAACAGTACCTTCAGTATTCCATGAGATTTGCAGACTTCCACGATGTAGCTTAGATACAGGTACTACAAACATATATTTCATATCACCTCTCCATTGCGCAAAAGGTAAGCCCACATATCCTGCAACAGGCAACTTATAACCAGCGGAGTTGTGCCTACAATAAAACGGGGTAACCGGAAAAGTCCCTATAATTGCACCTGGAGCCTGCCCTGTCCAATCAATAACTTTAACAAGAGTCCATTTCGGGAATAATGCTTCGAAAGCTAATTCATCCATACTACTAGGGTTTCCAGAGATTGTTGGGTCAAAAGAAACAGTATTACCCACATCTAAAGCGGCAATCTCACTGGTATCTTTTCCGTTGAAATTAGCAACATTACTATAAGGTCGAGGAACAACGGGAGTCGGGGCTTTTTGTGCGGTTTCTCTTGTAAATCCAAAATAATCTAACATCGAAGTAACCGTTGCAGCACCTGCGGCTAATGGTCCAGCCAATGGAGCCAACATGGGGATACCGGCAGCCATACCGGCATACTTAGACACCATTCCAGTAATCTCTGAAGCTTTCTTACCACCTGTCATTGATTTCACCTTATCATTAATCTTATCTCTATGTTTGTCAATGAATTGATTCTTTCCTTGCTTCGAGACTACTAATTCATATCCAGGTTGTAACCTAGCCATAACCGACACACATGTAACTAAAGCAGGATCTGAAGTTGCACTTGAAACTGGATGGATACACCATACTGATACTCTCCACATAAAAATGGGACCAAATGGAAGCTTAGCATAATCATATGGCCAGATAAAGGGTAAAACAAGTTTTCCATTACTCGAAGCTGCGATATCTAAACGTACATGTGGAGACTGTAATAAGGCTTCTGCATAAATATTTTGATTAACAATATAATTATGACCTGCTCCATTGTCAACGTATCCTGCATCACAAACCGCAGATACTACGTAAGTTCCATACGCTCCTGAGGGGGCTGTAACAAGAATATCCAACTCAAGGATACCTCGTATAGCAGAAAAATTCTTCGTTTTATCTGCAACAGCTGTATTTGCTAAGAAATCAGCCCAAGGATCAAATGCTACTAATTCTGTAAGTTGTGCATCTGATGCAACCCAAGTATAATTATGAATCCGAACAGGTCTTTCTAAAAACTGATCAAGACTAGTTGACGGCATTTTCTGATAATAAGAAACTACACCTGATTCGTCATCATCTACCTCTTCGGCATGGGAATGCATCCCTCCTAAAGGATTTTCTATCATGGTTCCAGATTTTACTGGTTCCTCTGCAATTTTATCACTAGTAATACTAGTGTCTAACGTAACATTATTTGTATTCATATTCAAATTTTGTATTTTAGATTGGGGTTTAAATATAGGCCCCCACGTTCTAAACTGGCCTTTCGATAAGAGATCGTAGTAATAACCATATTCCGGGGAATAATAATATTTGTTATCACTAAAACCATATTTAAGAGCGACCTTATCGCATCGCTCCTTCATCATCTGATAAAATTCTTTTCCATGATGAACACTTTCTCGCAAGCAATCAGTCAAAACTGTTGCTTCATGATCTATAATTGTCAATGCACTAGGTCGTGCAAACAACAACATTCTCACTAATGTTTTCTTTGAAATGGGACTAACACACACACCGTTAGCGTCCTTATGGGGATTCCTCTTAAGAAACATTAAATCACCTAAATTTTTATATGTAATATCATCTTCATCTTTATTCTGTCCATCCGTATATTTTAATCCTATTTCTAACCCTAATTCTACTATACGCGACGGATCATAAAATGTACAATCTTTGGAAACTTCAGCTCCAGCATCATCACCATATGTTGCTAAAGCTTTATGATCACGAAACGTCAATTTAGATTCCAAATCTGTTCCTATAAAATTAAAAGGGTTTTCCATAAATTTTGCCCTAAACATTTCTAGTTGTAACTTCAATTCATTAATCAAGACTGGATATTTCATTCTATAATAAACGGTTCGGTCAGAAATTGAATTATCAACACCATTTACCTCAACAGTCGCAGCTTGGCCAGACGGATTTCCTCCGCCAATTTGGAAAAAGTCATTTTTATAGATATAGACAGTTTGTTGTGCAGACAAAACGGCTGTATACGCTCGATTAGCGTCTAGCCCTAAGAATGTAGCAACACCATAAAACACTAAAGCCACAACTTCCATGCGATAACCATTCATAGACTTATCCATCATATATGTGTCAGTCTCAAGCCATTGTTCACCTTTTAATCGTGTAATATGCCGTAGAAACAATGATGCATCTTGAGATGTCATATCAATACCTACAAAACTCTCAAAGATTTCAGGATTAGCACGGAAAAAGCAAGATATCGGAGCGATAATTTGCTTTATCCATAAATTCCACGCAGCAGGCATACAATTAAACACACGAGCACGCCTTATAACATTCTTCTTATCACTAATAGCTTCATCTTTTAAACTACCGATTGATACGGGAATAGGCAAGCCTCCTTGTTTATATATATCATTATACTCATCATACATAGCCCACATCGCTGGACTAGCATACGCAGGAGACTCAGGATCATCATAAATGATTTTAAAATGACCAGTCTTTTTAACATTAAATGGAGGACCTACAGAGGTATTCATAACCATCGGGTTTATCCAACTTCCGACTATTCCTCGTATAACATTCTGCTCTGATAATTCTGAGTAGCCGTAATTTTCTAATCTTGTAACTGGCTGTAAATAATCAGCTAGTGCCAACCACGAATAATACGGGTCTGGAGCACAGCGAACAAGGGGTTTCAAAGAATGAGTAAACGGAGAAGTCCACTTCCCATCAATCATTAAACCGGTAAAAATTGGAGCTTGCCAATAATCAAATCTACCGCACCACTCTAATTCTAAATCTTTAAAATCGTCATGATAAACTGTTTTACGCATTGCAGTTTTCACTGTTGATCCGTGTACATTTGGGGTAGCGGTTCCTATGGGTTGTACTTGTACTCCATGATGTGAAACCGACGCCCAAACTTCGGATTTTGGTGGATAACGCGTAAACTTTAATAATTCAGGTTTTACAGCGCATTGATTTGAGGCAATGATACCACCTTGGGGTATTACTACAGAACTTAATCTAGTAATCGCGCTATCTAATTCTAATCTACTAACTAGGGTTCCAACACTCCAAAACTCATCTCGGTTTGGTTCCCACAATCCTGTATGCATTCCAACTACAAACCAGGACTTATTATGCCTACAAGCATATAAAACTCCACAATCACCATCTTCAGAATGGTGACTTGCTTCGATTTGTCTATCTCCAAATCTATTTACACAGCGGTTTTTAACCGGCTCTATTAAGCGGTCTGGGTATATAATGATTGTTTCATCAAACTGTTGAACCGATTGATCAATGGCCATCCAGAATTTATTCAAAACTGAGTTATTATTCCGAGATACTAAATGGGGAGCTTTAATTACACACATATCTGAAGTTCCAATTCTAACACAATTGAGAGGTGTTACTTGAACTGGAAATTCGATTGCTCCTTGCACAACTGTTAAAGTTACATGTCTATCACGCAAATCGTCAATATCTTTCCTGACTAAAACATGCCAAGGACATAGCATCGTATTCACACCTATCATAGTTGCATGAGTAGTAATATTTTGTTTCTCATTAACTACACTAGAAACAGTAAGCCAAATATCCTTAGTGGAAGCAAGCATATCATCTTTCGTATAAGTAGCATGCATTACTTTAGGGATACCAGGAGTAAACGACTGTTCGGCTCTGGACCAATCAGCAGGTACTATACCAGTTGAATTTCCAACTCGTGCTTGCAAAACATATGTTGCATTATAAGCCCGATACGCCAACTTAGCAAGTTTCAACATACCTAAAACAGCACCAGCAGCCATAACGACTTCCTTGCTAGGAACAAAAGTCCAAATGGTATCAAGAGCTTGATTAAGCCTTTTAGCTTTCGTCAACAAGTCATGAACAGTTCCTACAGATTCTTTAATATTATTAAAATTCTCATGAAGTTCACGCAAAACATTACTAAAACGATAATGAACAAAAGCAAATCCAATACCGGACATTACTAATGGTAGCAACGTCCCTTGACTAGTGAATTTAACACTTGGGGGACCTTCTGGTGAAGGTGGGGGACATATGCACATACTAGTAGTAGTCAAATCAGAAAAACATCGGGTACAATAATCTGCATTAAATTGTTGACTCTCAAGCAACTTAAATTGAGCATTTAAATGCTCTTTAAAACGTTGAACTAAAAATACAAGTAAATCTGCTCTAGACATTTTAACCTCATCAGTGTATGGTACAACACCATAAATATTCTTCTCATCAAATTTCTTTGAATCATACTCCGAAACATACAATTCATACAGTTCTTTGTCATGACACAATGGAATCTTCGCTGGGTCTAATTGAACACTACCTTCTTTTGCATAAATCGCTTTAGCCTCAACACGAATTCGTAATCCCAACCTACGGAACACAGCATCAGGAGCTAATGAATAATTTTTCAATCGCAAATCAGGATAATTTGTCAAATAAGTAAATAATAGCGGTCTTGCAGCTATTCTACCTTTCTTCTCAACAGCACTCTGTTCAACAGGAAACGGTTTATTATTCACAACGTCCATAATAACAGTCGCATGATTACTAACACCGGCAGTTACTTTAGCAGGGCTCGTATCAATATCATCGGCAACGATACACCATTGCGTAGCATCTAAATTATCTTGAAAATTAACATTAGATTGCCAGGCATACTTAAAACGTTCTTCAATAGAAAATTCCATTGCTCGACCAAGAGCTTTAAAAATATCAACAGCTAAATTAGTTTTTCCAGTTCCTGGCTTTCCAAACATCATAATTCCTAAAGGAGCTATTCTATTAGCTTGAACATCACACGCACTAGAATTTTGTGCACACCAAGTTCGAACATCGATTATCGCTGACTCAACCTTGCGGCGCATATCAGGTGACATGCGTACTTTCGCAGAAATATTAATTCCACGAGACATGATACTCTGCATTCGCTCTGAAAACTCAGTTGGGGTAACAACAGAATGCCAATAATCAGGAATTAAACCGTCTTTTCGAAGGGTAGCTAAACGAGAGTTAACAACTAACCCAGGAGAAGTAGCAATTAATTCATTAGAATATGTACAAGCAGCTATAGCCTCTCGATACCATTTCTCTGGATCCATACTCGGGGTGAGTAAAGGAATAAAACTACAAGTTTTTATACACTCCGTAATTATAGCGGCAAACGAATACGCATAATCAAGCAATCTAGTAGCGACAGTATCAGTAGACTTTTTAGATAATAAAAATAAAACCTCCTTAGACTTAGTCATAACAAATTCAATCAATTGTCCGGGAACACTACTAACAGACTCAAGCATAGTTAGAGATAACGTATTAGTAATAATATCCCAAATAGCAGGGCCAGATAAAGTTTGAAATAACGTATCAAACGACCATTGGAGACTCCAAAACCCAGCTTGTGGGTTTTGAATTCCCTTATATTTATCAAACATAGCTCTTATGGAGCCAGCCTTCATATAAGAAGCAGCATATTGAGCACAAGCTGCAAACACGCTAGCCCACGACTCTGCACAAAACAACGCAGACAAAAAGGCACTAAATTTCACAAAATGGGGACCATATTGATCTACACCAGACATTATATCAGTAATCAAATCATTAAAATCTCTCCCATCTAAATCGGGATTATAGTCTTCTTTTTCCTCAGGTTCCTCAATGGGAACACGTCTAACTTTAAGCATCTGATAAGTAAACCTAGGGTAGATCTTATCCTTAATAGAAGCTTGAACTTCAGCATAAGGTATAGAACCATCATCTAAGTACTTAAGTGCAGCCTTATAAATAGGATTATTCCGTTTAAAAACACCTAAGGATTCCAAATGGATAATATCACTAACACGTGAAAAATCTACAAGGACAGCTTTTCCTGGTTCCTTAGCATTAGGAACAGGAAGAGTTAACACGCGCTTAACCTCATCAGGGCCTTTCTCCTGTGCTATATAATCATACACAGTAGGTAAATGGGCCTGTTTTGGTTTAGTATTCATATCACCAATCCATAAGCGAGCTCCAACTAACAACGATTCTAAAAAGACTTTGCGAGGTGTAAAATCATTTAAATGATATAAAGCTTTCGCTTCACCATTACCCATAACTGCATGTCTTCTAGACGGTAGCTTAGCTCGTAAAGCTGTCGCCAAACCATCTAAATAACGCCTTCCGGAACGAGGAGTCCAATTATGTACAGTTGGCTTACTACACAACGAAGTTGTCTTAGTACTAGGATATCTCCAAAACGGATTTTCCGCAACTATTCTAAAGGGAGTTGTGTGAACTGCCTGTTTAACAGGCTCTTTATAAACAGCACGCTTAGATTTATAAGCACTTTTATTTAACACTTCAACTTTAGTTTCCACTTTTGCTTTATCTTCTCTAAAAGCACGCAATGGTACATAACCTTCATCTTCATCTCTATAAACATTATTCTCTTGTCGAGTATCAACTTTAGGACCTCTACTGGTCCTTTTATAATTCTCAAAAGTAGATACACAAATTTTTCTAACATAATCTGGTAAATTAGGTACAATATCAAGAAATGAATTTAACTCATCTAACGTCTTACATCGTTTAGAAGCAGAAACTACAGAGTTAATTCGCTCTGGATCAAAAGGAATTGAATTCGGATTAAATTCACGAATCCTCTCATCAGAACCCAATTCATCTTCTATATTTGAAATTGTTTTATTAAAAATTGGAGTTAATTTAGACTGTATAGTATAAACAGGTACAAAATCATCTTCCAAATTAGGAACATCTAAATATAAACGATAAAATATCGGTCTAAAATCACATTGATCATCAAAATAAGGTTTATCCTTATAAAATGTTGTATACAAAGGATCAAAATAGTACATAACATAACTACGAATAAACTCACGCATCAACGCCTTGAAACAAATAACAACTAAGAAATCAGCCGGAGACTCATCATCCGGACCATCCAATTCTAAAACGTTATTTATAATTGGAAAATTATAATCAACATAGGAATTAGGAATGCAACGTGGTAAAACATAAAATTCAAAGTCACGATGCGCTTTATGTGTCAATTGTTGACCCAACTCAGCAAGTTGGTCACCAGTAATTTTTCCAGTAACCATAAGATTGCAATAAACTAAAAATTTATTATACATTTTAAAACAAGCAACATAATACCAGTCAAGAACCCAAGGGTTCTTAAAGAAAAACAAATACCCATAAGTGACAGCATATCGCTCAATAAGCTCATTGAACAATACCTCAAAATAGGGTGGTAATTTTTTACATTTATACAATTGGTTGTGAACAACCGGAGTAGGAGACTTGGCAACGCCAAAGATAATACTCTGCAACGCAGAGTTTAACATAACATTATTGTAAGTCATATAAGGGGGGGGGGGTAGCAATTAGCTCTGCAAAAAGCATGGGGGGGGGGGGCACTAGGCCCCAAACGCTCTACATCCGAGCAGGGGAGTGTCGTATATTACACAGTATGTATTAATTAATGAACGAAGGGAAAAACCCAAAGAACAAGCTGGTTAGGCTTTAATAACTAACAAATAGACTGACCGCGTACAAGCGGCGAAAAGAAAAGGAATAGATAACCAATCTACA